ACGAAGTACTAAGAGAACTCAATGAGATACCTCTTACGTCTGCAAACTTTTCAAGTGCTGTAGGACTTCAGCAGTTTACTAAGGATGCCATCAACAAGTCTATATTCGATATAGCAAATGAAGAACCACAGTTACCATTTTTTGCAGTAGGTGAAAGTGGTGGAACTGACCCATTCTATGGAAACGTGACAGTGGCTACAGTAGCTGGTACTAGATGGTACGAGTTAAAAGCTAGTAGCTCAAGCGTTCAAGACGATTACGCTTCGATAGACTGGGACGATTTTTATTTAACCACCATTAACGTGAGTGGTGAATCATCTCCTTTTGTCTCAAGAGGATTACAGTTTTTAAACTTAGCTGATTGGAAAAGATATTACAGAGACAACGAAAACATAGACGATGCAGATTCACAGGCTTATGGTGAGCCTTGCAGAGTTATTAAATCACCAGATGGCAGGAAGTTTGGCTTAAGTCCAATCCCTGATAAAGTTTACAACGTACACTTCTATGCGTTTGAAAAGCCTACAAAGCTTTCAGCTCATGGAGATACCGTTGTATTCCCAGAACAATACACGAATGTTATAACTGCTAAAACAAGATACTATGTATGGCAGTTCAAAGAATCTCCACAACAAGCAGCTTTTGCTATGGATGATTACAAGAAAGCATTGAGGAGCATGAAATCTAATTTGATTAATCCTACTCCTCGTACTATGACAGACGATAGAAAGTACTTTTAATAGGAGAAAACAATGAAAAGATTTTTAAAAGGTGTAGGTAAAGCAGCGTACAATATTAAAACAGCCCCCGTAAGGGCACAAGCAAAAGTAGTAGGAGCTGTAGCTGGAGCACTTCCGGGTAAAGCTGCAAAAGCTGTTTCTAATGCTGCAATGAAAGTTGCACAACCTTTAAACAAAGGTGGTAGAGTTGGTTTAAATAAAGGCGGACAACCATCTTACAAAAATGGCGAAATGCCAACAGCCAAACCTAATTAAAAAATAATTTATGGCAACATCACAACCTTATACAGTTGCATGTGCTGGTGGTTTAGTCAAAGCTTCTAATCAGATTGACTTACTTAAAACTCCCGGTGTAGCTACAGACCTTAGTAACTTTGAAGTTTCTATCGAAGGTGGTTATAGACGTATTAATGGTTTTAGTAGACTAGGAGCTGGTAGTGCAGCTCAAGTCAGTGGTAGTACTGATACTATTCTTGGAGTTATACCTTACGGTGATGGAGTTATAGCTTGTGCATCGACAGGGATATTCTTTAGTCAAGATGGCACAAGTTGGTTGAACGTAAGTAGAAGTTCAGTAGCTAGTAGTGGCGATAACTATACAGCCTTTACAGGTCGTAGTACACTATCAAGAACATCACAAGGACAAGTAAGTTTTGCATTGTTTGAAGGACCAACATACGATTATGGTATGTTAATGATTGCTGATGCAAATAATTTAATATATTATTTTAGAATGGAAGGTACTGGTGCTAACATTAACACTAGAACTTTTTTTTCAGGAACAATAGACCCAACACACTCATCTACTAAAAAAGCTCAACATGTAACAATACATGACAAGCGTTTAGTTGCAGCAGGTGTTGAAGATAATTTAAGTACAGTATTCTATAGTTCTTTATTAGACCCGACAAGTTTTAGTGGTAGTGGTGCAGGTTCAATAACTTTATCAGACCAAATAGTAGGTATTAGAAGTTTCCGTCAAGAACTTTTTATATTTTGTAGAAACAGTATATTCAAGCTACAAGATATAAACGGTACACCGGTGGTAGTTCCAGTGGCAAAGAACATTGGGTGTCTATCAGGTTACAGTATCCAAGAGATAGGTGGTGACCTTATTTTCTTAGCACCCGATGGATTAAGAACGGTTGCTGGTACTGCAAGGATTGGAGACGTTGAGTTAGGTACAGTTAGTAAAGCTATACAACCTATTATTACACAGTTAGCAGAAAACATTAACAAGTTTGTAATATCAAGTGTTGTTATTAGAGAAAAGTCTCAGTATAGATTATTTTACACAGATACTACAGTTATCAATGCACAACAAAAAGGAATTATAGGAACACTTAGACCAAACGGGTTTGAGTGGTCAGAAACAAAAGGAATAGAAGTAACCAGTATAGGAGCTGGATTTAATGATGATGGTGTTGAAAAATATTTTCACGGTGATACTGATGGCTATGTGCTTGTACACGATTCAGGTAACGACTTTAATGGGTCTAACATACTTGCTAGATACGCCACACCAGACTATGACTACGGAGACTTAGGAACTTTAAAAACTTTACACTATGTTAGAGTTTCTTGTTCAGCCGAAGGAGTTGTAACTCCAGCACTACAAATTAAATACGACTTTAACAGTCAAGATATTCCACAACCAACAAGTGATTTTTCTTTTGGTACAGTTAATCCACCTGCAATCTTTGGAGATGCAGTGTTTAATGCAACAGTATTTGGTGGTACTGCAGCACCGATGATAAGAATACCAGTACAAGGAAGTGGTACAAGTAATAACTTTACAGTTGTTACAGAAGATACAAAACCACCATACAAGATAAATGGTTTATATATAGATTTTATACCTTCAGGTAGGAGATAAACAAATGGCAGGGTACATAAGACAGAGTTCGTTTTCCGATGGAGACACAATAACTGCTGCACTATTCAATAACGAATACAATCAAATTTTAAATGCTTTTAGCAACACATCAGGTCACGCACATGATGGTACTGCTGCTGAAGGTCCAGTGATTGGTCTTATTGGTGATGCAGGAGAAACTGCTCCCAATAACAAAGTATTAATTGATACAACAAATAACTATATTGAGTTTTATGTACAAGTATCTAGTAGTCCTGTACAACAGTTATACATAGCCGATGGTGCTATTGTACCTGTTACAGACAGCGATATTGACTTAGGTACAACAAGTTTAAGATTTAAAGATACCTATACCGATACAATTACCACAACCGGAAACGTAAGTGTTGGTGGTAATCTTACAGTTACAGGCACAACAACTTTTAACGGTGGTACAATCACTATGGGTGATGCAGCTACTGATAACGTAGTCTTTGGTGCTGATGTTGATTCTAATATTATACCTGATGATGATGATACTTATGACTTAGGAAGTTCTTCACAACAATGGAGAAACTTGTATATTGATGGCACTGCTGAAATTGATACCCTTGCTATTAATGGTACAACAGTTACATCTACTGCAGCAGAACTAAACATATTAGACGGAGTAACATCTACTGCTGCTGAACTTAATATCCTTGATGGTGTAACAGCTAGTGCAGCCGATATAAACCTTATAGATGGCATAACTAATGGAACTGTTATAGCAAGTAAAGCTATTATTACAGACTCTAACAAAGATATTACTGGTGGACGAAACATCACAATCTCTGGAGAACTTGATGCTGCTACCCTAGATATTAGTGGTGATGCAGACATTGACGGAACTTTAGAAGCTGATGCAATTACCATAGCTGGTGTAACATTAGCAGAAACAATTAGTGATACTGTAGGAGCTATGGTTGGCTCTAACACTGAAACAGGTATATCTGTAACTTACGATGATTCAGATAATACATTAGACTTTGTAATCGGTGCTGACTCTATTGTTAGTTCAATGCTTGATACTAATATAGATATTGCAGGTACGTTAGATGTTACTGGTGTTTTAACAGCAGATACTAATGCTACGATTGCAGGAACATTAGGTATTGCTGGTGGCTCTACAAATGGAGTAGCAATATCTCAAGGTGCTATAGCAATTAAAAATGGTGGTTCTAAGTCAAGAATTGATTTATATTGTGAATCATCTAATGCTCATTATACTAGAATAGAAGCAGCAGCTCACGCAGCTTATAGTGGAAATGTTACTGTAACTTTACCTACAACAACAGGTACACTTGCATTAACTTCAAGTGACATTACAGGTACAGCAGCAGTTGCTACAGCAGTTACAGTAAGTGCTAATAACTCTACAGACGAAACAGTTTATCCGTTATTTGTAGATGGTGCTACAGGTACTCAAGGTGCAGAAACAGATACTGGATTAAGTTATAATCCTAGCTCTGGAAACTTAACTATTGGTGGTGAATTATCAGCAGCTACATTAGATATTTCAGGAAATGTAGATGTAGATGGTACACTTGAAGCTGATGCTATTACAGTTAATGGTACAACACTTGCTGAAACTATTTCAGATACTGTTGGTGCTATGGTTAGTTCAAATACAGAAACTGGAATAGAAGTAACCTATGATGATAGTGATAATACACTAGACTTTGTAATTGGTAGTGATGTTATTGTAAATTCTATGATAGCAGACGATGCTATTGATTCAGCTCAAATAGCTGACGGTAGTATTGATACAGCACATATTGCAGACGACCAAGTTACAGGTGCTAAGTTATCTAACGATGTAACCATTGCAAATGATTTAACAGTTGCAGGAAACTTAGTAGTTACTGGTAGTACAACACAAACAGGTTCAATAGTATCTAACTCTAATTTTCAATCACTAGCTAATAATAATAGTGGTAATGCTACAGACTTTGGTTTTTTTGGTAAGTATGTAGAGTCAAGTACAACTAAATATGCAGGTTTATTTTATGATGCATCTGATGACAATACATTTAGATTATTTGTAGATACACAAACAGAGCCAAGCACTACAGTAAATACAGGTGCAACAGGTTATGCAGTAGGTACACTCGTAGCAAACGTAACAGGTAATGTATCAGGAACAGCAGCTACCGTAACAGGTGCAGCTCAATCAAACATTACAAGTCTTGGTACGCTTACAACTCTTACAGTTGATAATGTTATTATTAATGGTTCTACTATTGGACACACAGGAGATACAGATTTAATAACTGTAGCTAGTGGTGTTGTTACAGTAGCAGGTGAAGTTGATGCTACAAGTTTAGATATCTCCGGAGACATAGATGTCGATGGTACTTCAAACTTAGATAACACAGACATTGATGGTACGCTTAACACTTCAGGTGTAGTAACTTGTCAAACGTCTGCAAACATTTCTCAAGTAGCACTATCTAATGCATCAAGTGTCGCATGGGATACTGCAGCAGCTGCAAATTCGTTTTTAGGATTAAATACAAACAGTTACTCAGGTAACGTAACTATGGCTGCGCCAAGTAATGCAGTAGAAGGTGCAATTATTTCTGTTGAAATAGCACAAGATGGTACTCCAAGAACAGTATCGTGGAATACAATATTCGAGTTCGCAGCTTCAACAGCACCTACTGTAACTGCTACAGCTAACAAGACTGATATCTTTAGTTTTAGATACAACGGTTCTGTCTGGCAAGAGATTGGCAGAGTACAGAACATGGCACAAACTTAATAATCTATGGAAGTATTACAACGCACAGCTAATCGTGGAAGTATATCTACTGGGTCTTATGATATTGATAACTCTGTAAAGCTACAAACATCAGGAGTCAATTCAGAATTTTTTAATTACACTATTGGAACAACAGGCAATAGAACCAAAGGCACTGTTAGTATGTGGATTAAAAGAACTTCATTTGGCACAACTCAATTTCTTTGGGAACAAGGAAACACTAACAGTGAATCAGGAAGGCTTTTTGTTAGATTTGATACAGATGATACTTTAAGAATTGCAACAGGCTCTACTGTTTTAAGAGTAACAAACAGAGTTTTTCGTGATGCTTCTGCTTGGTACAATATAGTTGTAGCCATAGATACGACAAGTGGCACAGCCGACAACAGAACAAGATTATATGTTAATGGTGTTGAAGAAACATCTTTTAGTACAAAAAACAATTTTTCTCAAAATGATACTACAGGGATGAATTTTGAAAAACAACACATTGGTCAATCTACTGTAGATGAAAGCAGTTTTGCAACTTTTAATGGCTACATGGCAGAAGTTCTTATCCAAGATGGAACTGCATCAGCACCTACAGACTTTGGTGAGTTTGATGATGATAGTGGTATTTGGAAACCTAAAGATTTAAGTGCTATATCCGTAGGAACTAATGGCACATATTTAAAATTTGAAAATGCTGCAAGCATGGGTGCAAACTCAGCAGGTAGCGGACATGGATTTTCGGTACAAAATATAAATCAAAATGACCAAGCTACGGATGTTCCAAGCAATAATTTTTGTACGCTTAATCCACTTTTTACAGGATTTAATAGCAGCGTACAATTACCTTCAAATGGTGCAACTCAATATGGATTAAGTGGGGGCAACCAAGACCTTTCATATGCAGGAACTATGGGAGTAACAAAAGGTAAATGGTACTTTGAAAATTATATTAATGAAGTAGGAGCAACATATGGTGCAAGAATTTATGTTGGTTTTCACACATTTCAACAAGACTATGATGGCGTACAAGTAGGAGCAAGCACCAATGGCGATGCTCTTGCTGTATGGCAACTGAATGATGGTAATTATGTTGCATGGAATGGTGGAAGCAGGTCAATTACCTCTGGACTAGGAACTGTTGGCTCTGGTGGGGTAGGTAAGGTTGTTGGTATTGCTCTAAATTTAGATGATAACCAAATAAGTTTTTATTATGATGGCAGTGCAGTTACCAATGGAACAAATTTATCTTTGTATAACATGGGAAGTCAGACCGATGATGGCATCTTTGCTATTCCTGTTGTTCAAACTAAAGGTAGTGTCCAAACAGCAAACTTTGGTGGCTACATTCCTTCTAACTTTATATCAAGTGCAGCAACAGATGCTAATGGCTACGGAACTTTTGAATACGCACCCCCATCAGGCTACTATGCCTTATGCACTAAAAACTTAGCGGAGTACGGATAATGGCTTATACAAATATAGACGACCCTTCAGCACATTTTCAAGCTAAGGCTTATACTGGTAATGGAGATAGTTCTGATGATACAAACGCAATTACTAATGATGGTAATAGTGATTTAAAACCTGACCTTACTTGGTTTAAAAGAAGAAATTACGATAACCAACATTTGTTATTTGATTCAACAAGAGGAGTTACTAAATACTTAACTTCTGATAGAAATGATGCAGAGGGAACTATAGCAGATAGACTAGTTTCTTTTAATACAGATGGATTTACGGTAAAAAGTAGTTCAGGAGCTGTTAATCAACACGATGAACCTTTTATTTGTTGGCAATGGAAAGCCAATGGTGGTACGACTAGTACCAATAATGATGGTAACCATAGTAGCGTAGTTCAAGCCAACCAAGACGCAGGGTTTAGTATTATAACTTATACAGGTACAGGAAATACATCTACTACTATAGGACATGGACTAGGAGTAAAGCCCGACCTTATAATTTTTAAAAGAAGAGATGCTGGAACAAATAACTGGGATGTTCAAATTAAAGGCGAAGCAAGAACTACTTTAAATACTGATGGTACAGAAGCAACTAATGTTTTGTGTACATTTACCTCAACAACAACTAATCTTGGTAGCACTGCAACAGCAGAAAAAAACGCTGCTAATGCAACATATGTTGCTTATGCATTTGCTTCTAAACAAGGTTATAGCAAAATTGGTAGGTATGTCGGTAATGGAAATGCAAATGGTCCGTTTGTCTATACAGGCTTCAAACCTGCTTTTATATTAATTAAAGGTAATTCAAATTATAAATATTGGTATATTTTTGATAACAAACTAGACCCAATAAATCAAGTAGACACAGGTATCTCACCATCAAATGTTTTTGCTGAAAATACAAACACAAACATAGGTATAGATTTTTTAAGTAATGGATTTAAATTAAGAAATAGTGCTACAACAACAAATGAAAGCGGTACTAATACACTTTACATGGCATTTGCAGAAAATCCATTCACAACATCAACAGGAATCCCAACAACAGCGAGGTAAATTATGTGGGCTTTAGTAGAATCAGATAACGTAACACAGGTCTATACAAGACCTAAAGGTTTAACCATAGGTGATGTAAATTATCCTAGTAATATCTTTATGCTTTGGACATCTTCTGAATTAGAAGCTATAGGGATTTATGAAGTTGTTATAGACAACTCAAACTTAAAAGACAAAGAGTATTACGTAAATACAAATCAGTCTTTTGCGTTTGCAGACGGTACAGTCACAGCATCTTATGGTACAGCTACAGCAAAAAATATAGCAGATACTTTATACACTGCACAAGACGAGACTGATGGTTTAGGAACTGAAGGTGAAGTTAAACAACCGGGCATCCGTCAAGGTCATATAGACAGGATAAACGCACAAGCTGCTGGTATATTACAACCTACAGACTGGATGGTTGTTAGAGCTGCAGAAGGTGGTACAGCAGTTCCTAGTTCTATTACAACTAAAAGAGCTGCAGTAAGAACCAAAGCTAACGCTATGTGTACACAGATAACAAACGCTGCAAACGTTGATGCTTTAGCAGCTTTATACGTTTACAACGATGCAACACCACCAGTAAGACCTCTTGGCGAACTACCACAGGTAGACTAACATGGAAATGGTATCACCTTACATTGTTTGGAATGTTCTCATAACTTTGATACTTGCTCCAATCTGGTTTCAGATTAGAGTAAACTCTTCAGAGCTTAAAAGACAAGACATACTCATTAATAAAACACGTGAAGAGATTGCAAAAGAGTATGTCACAAAACTAGAACTAAAAGATGATTTTAATCTATTAATGGAAAGAATGGAAAAGTTACATGAAAAGGTTGACAAACTCTTTGAAGTTAAGTAAAATAGGTATATAGGAAATAAGAATGTCAAAAAGAAAAGATAGAAAAAGAAGTTCAGTAGAAAGACAAGACTATCGTCAAGGTGGTAGAGTACAAGCTCAAGAAGGTGGTCGTTTTGAATACGATCAAATTCGTGGTTTACAAAATCAACAAGCTTATGACCCTGTTGCAATAGCACAAGCTCAACAAGATGCTGCAGAAGCTGCTGCTAAAAAAGCAGAAGAAGAAGCTGCTGCAAAAGCTGCAGAAGAAGCTGCAAAGGCTGCAGAAGAAGCAAAGAAAGTTGAACTAAGACAATCTATTGATGATGCTGCTGCTGGTAAAGTTCCAACACAGGCTGTAGTACCAGATGCTATTCCAGTTCCAGATACTGCTCCTCAACAAGTTACAACAATGGCTGCACCTACCACAGTTCAAACAAGAACTGCACCGGGTGTTGGACAAGAACAAGTAACTACAGTAGATCAAACTGCACAAGCTCAAACACCAGAACAAATACAAGCTGCACAGATGGCAGCAACTACAGTTGATACAGATGCACAAGTAGAAGCTGCAACTGGAGAAGTTTCTGATGAATCTATTGCTCAAGCTGCAGGTGTTGAACGTGTACCAACAATTCAAGCTGCAGATGTAGAAATACCAGAAGGTGCTTTAACTGAAAGAGTTATTGGTACATTAAGTCCTGAAGCTCAATCAACTGCTGTAATGAACGTTGGTAGTTCTCTAGCAAGAGTTACAAGGGCTAAGAAACAATTAGCAAATGCTGGACTAAGTGATGCAGATATTACAGAGCTTGGTAACGACCCAGAAGCTTTAGAAGATAGACTAGCAGACTTTAGTGAAGCTGAAAGAGGTATTATAGCTGGATTACCAGAAGAAGCTTTAGTATCTAATCAGATAGACACATTATTAAAAGGTATTGAAGAAGGTGAGATTCCTACATGGGCTAGACCTGCTGTAGCAGCAGTAGAGTCTGTATTAGCTCAACGTGGTATGTCCGCATCCACAGTCGGAAGAGATGCCTTGCTCAATGCTATTATACAATCAGCAATGCCTATTGCTCAGTCTAATGCACAAGCAATACAAGCTAGTGTTGGACAACAAAGAACAATAGAAGCACAAGAAGCTGAAGCTAACGCAGTTAGAGGACAACAGACAGCATTAACAAATGCAAGTAATGTCTTCCAGCTTAACATGGCTCAGTTTAGTGCTGACCAACAAACCGCATTATCTAATAGTAAGTTCTTACAAACTGTAGGATTAACAGATGCTAGTATGGACCAACAAGGGATTATGCAAGATGCTGTAATGATGTCTCAAGCTAATCTAGCTGAAGCAGACTTTAATCAGCGTACTCAAATACAAAATGCTCAAGCTTTTTTACAAATGGATTTAACAAACCTAAGTAATCAGCAACAAGCAAACGTATTAAGGTCTCAACAAACTCAGCAACGTTTGTTAAGTAATCAAGCTGCTCAAAATGCTGCAGCTCAGTTTAATGCTACAAGTGAGAATCAAACTAATCAGTATATGGCTAGTTTAAATGCTCAGATTAATCAGTTTAACGCAGCTCAACAAAATGCTACAGAACAGTTTAATGCTACACAGTCTAACGCTGCTGCAGCTAGAGATACACAAAGACAAGCTGATTTAAATAAGTTTAACACACAGTTAGCAACACAAGTAGATCAGTTTAATGCTAATCAAGACTTCGCAAGGAATCAATGGAACGCACAAAACGTTGCTGCTGTTGAAGCTTCTAACGTACAGTGGAGAAGACAAACAAACGTAGCTAACACTGCTGCTCAGAATGCAGTTAATATGCAGAATGCCCAGAATGCTTTTGCAATGTCACAAACTGCACAATCTTTCTTATGGCAAGAACTAAGAGATCAAGCTGATTATGATTTTAGAAACTCTGAAAATGAGAAGAACAGAATTGCACAACTTGTAAACACTGCACTAGCTTCAGACCCTTCTAAATATAATTCAAGTTTAGGAAACTTAAACAGTCTGATAGGACTAATAGCCGGAGACGTAACAGGAACATAGTATGGGATTATTCAAATCAATTAAAAAAGCTTTTAAAAAAGTAACACGTGGAATTAAAAAAGTAGTCAAGGGTGTTGTTAAAGGAGTTAAAAAAGTAGTTAAAAAGATTAGCTCTAGTAAAATACTTAAAGCGTTAGCCATTGCTGCTGCAGTCGTAGTGACGGGAGGTGCTGCTATTGGGGCATTTGGAGGAACAGCAGCTTCGTCTACTTTTGGAAGTTGGATGGTTGGAGCTAGTAATGCTATTACTGGATTTACAGTAGCAGGTATTCCTGTTGGAGCTGTTATGAAACCGTTTCAATATGTTGGAGCTGCTATTGGTTCAACTGCTGGTAAGCTTACAGACTTAACAGGTATAACTACTGAAGCAGGAAGAACTGGTATTACAGTTACAGCCCCTGCAGCTCCGGGTGCAGTTCCTACAGTAAGTAACACAACTGTCACTGCTCAAGCAGCTCCGGGTGCAGTGCCGGGAGTAACTGAAACAGTTGTAACTCCGGGAACAGCAGGAACAGGAGCAAGAACAGTGGGCACTCAACTAAATGCTAGTAATACAATTACCGCAAAGGGTACAGCAGCAACTACTCCTTATGTAAGCACACCATTATCAGACCCTATTGTTGCTACAGCTACTAAAGCACCGGGAAGTATAGCTCCTATAACAAATACAGTTGTAACTCCTACAGAAGCAGCATCAACTTTTGCAACTAGAAATCCAAAGACTGCAGCTTTTTTAAAGGGAGCAGGAACGGTAGCAACTCAAGTTGGTACAAGTGTAGCTGCTGGATATGCCATGCATCAGCTAACCGCACCAGATGAAACAGGTTCAATGGGTGGTTTAAGAACTGAAGGGGCTTCAAGCTTTGACCCACTTAGAGTTTATGCTGCTGAAAGAGGTATTGCAGATTCAGACATATCTAAATACTTTACATTTGGCAACACTGCAGAAGCAGGTAACATGCCACTGTTTCAACAACAAACTATAGGAGTAGCATAATGGCACAACCTACCAGAGGTCCAAGACCAATTGTTTCAGACAGTATATCTGATGTAGCTGCACAATCCGTACTAGATGGTTTAGATGCCGGGTTTACTATTGATGAAATAGCCCCAGATAACGGTCCTAAGATACGAGGAGAAGCTAAATTTAATCAAGAAGGCTTAGATGAGGTGGTAGCTTTATCATCACAAGGCAGACCTATACCGGGTCAAAGTCTAGTCAATGACCCATCACAACCCTACATGTGGGAACAACCACCAGAGTTTGCTAATCCAAGAGATGCATTAGACTATATGACTGGTCTTATTATGCAGCCAGATGCAATGAAAGAAATTGTAGGAGCTTTAGCAAATGGTGCAGCAGTTGCAGACATTGCAATGGTTATGCTATATACAAAGTTTACAGAGGGTAAATTTAATCCTGATGTTTTACTTTTATTAGCAGAGCCGGTTATGTATGTAATTATGGCAATTGGTGAAGAAGCTAACATCAAATATAACATTGAAGATAGTAACGATTTAGATGAGTTTGATGAAGACGATAACGAAGAAGAGATTGAAGGTAAGCTTAATGAGTTTAGAAATGTCTTTGAAGATATCAAAAACGGTACAACTAAAAAAGGCATAGAGCCTAGCAAAATTAAAAGTGGTGTAGTACCACAAAACATTCTAGACAAGGTTAAAGAACAAGGTCCAGAAATTAGAAGTTTATTAAGTCAAGGAGAAGAATAATGGCACAAGAAGATTATCTATCAGGTTCACAGTTTGGACAAGTTGCTGGTTCTTTATTAGCAGGTAAACGTAAAAGAGATAAGAAAGACTTTAGAAGGGCTTTATTAGCTTCAGCAATTTTTGAAGGTTTTGGAGCTTTACAAAGAAATATGAAACAAAAAATTGTTGATGGAGTTAATGATGTTAAAGATAAGTATACAGATATTTTTCAAAACAATCAGGTGTTATATGAATTACAAGATAAAAACAGAGGAAAATATCAGTCTTATCTAGAAGATAAAGATGCTTACTTACAAAAAGAAGCTATTAGATTATTTAATGAGCATCCTAATTCACAGGCTGAAGGTATTCAGTACAGTGATATCAGAGGGTTAAATCCTGAAAGTAAAAAACATGCAATGGCTGAATACAACAGACTAAGAACAGAAGCTGAACAAAAAATTATGGCTCTTGGTAAAAATCCAGCAGTTTCTATAGCAACTCCAACTCAATACAACGCAGCAGCAAAGGCTGAATATAAAGCAGCATTAGCTCAAGTAGAAGACGACCCATACAAACAAGGACTTATTAAATCTGCTTTTGCTAAGATATTTGGAACCGGTGCAAAGACACAAGCTGACTTAGCTGATGAATTAGACAAAGCTCAAAGATTAAGAATTGCTAGAGAAGAGTTGTCTTCACCAAGTGAAAGCATTGAAGTACAAGACGATGAGGAAATTAAAGATATTATTAATGCTAACAACAAAGCAGCTACAGATATAAAAGATGGTAATCCAGATTTCTTTGACTATATAAGTACAGAAGAAGACCTTAAATTAAAACGTACTGCTTTTTCAAATAAGATTAATCAGTCTGGTTATGCATACACTTTAGATGATTTAAATATGGCAGGAGAGTTAGGTATAGATTTACCCGGACTACCCGGCTTTAATAAAGTTATGACTGAACAACGTGAAGCTCTTGTTGGTGCATCGAAAAAAGCTAGAGAAGCTTATCAAAAAGGTATACATCCTTTTGAGGTATTAGAAGGTGAAGAAGCTGTGGTTTATGGTTTAGCAATTGGTACAAGTTTAGACACGTACAAAGGAAATAAAATTACAAGACAGCTTAATGAATTAAGATTAAATAAAATTTTAAATCCAGACGTTGAGCAGTTAGACCTTGCTGAAGTCAATGGATTAATTAATAATAAAAATAATATTGCTTTAGCAGAAAGTCAAATTTTAAGTATTGCAAGAGAAAAAGATTTAAATTTATTTAATGATGTTTCAAGAAAATTACCAGATGCAGAATTTAGTGCTATGAAAAGTAGAGTTATTATTACTGCAGAAATGCTTTTAAGAGAAAAAAGTTCGCAATATACAGGAACTGAAGCATTTAATAATGCGATAAAAGATGCTGTAGAAATTCAACTTATGGGAGTTTATACAGCACAAAATTTAATGTTTGACCCGTTCAAAAATAGAAATAATTTAAAACATGAAATGGTAGACATTAATGATTTTAGGTTATTACAAGAAGACATAGAAACAAATGACCAAGCTCAACGACTTGTTAATCGTTTAAATAAAAAACAATATATGCAAAATCAAATAATTATGGAAGACGATAAAGAAATGACATTGGTTCCTGATGAACTAGGTAAATTTTTTACAGAAGAAAATTATCGTTTTTCTGTAATTCAAGTAGATGAAAACGACCCAACATCTTTAAGATGGTCTTGGGAAAGTATTAGTAATTAAAAGGCTCTTATGGCATTAAAAGATAAGTTGGTTAATTCTGGCATACCAACTGTACAACCCCTTACAACTCCGAAACCTAGTTATACGCTAACTGATCTTCGTAACGATGATGAGTTTACTATGCGTAGTGAAAGGTATTTGAAGTCTTTAGGTGAGGGAGATAATGTTGATGAAATGTTCCAATACTTTCGTGGTTCAGATTTAAATTTATATGATACTCACAAAGTGTATAGACAAAGTAAAAAGTTTACAGATGAGCAGAAAGACGATTATTTATATTTAAAAAATAAATTTGATAATGCTAGAGTAGGTGGTATTAAAGAAAAATATCAGTTAGGTGTAGATGCAGCTCAAGAAATTGTATCCGACCCTACAATTTTAGCAAGTGCGTTTTTTGTTCCATTTACAGGTGGTGCTTCTGCAGCCGGAAGACTTGCAATGGGTGCTGCAGCTAAAACAGGATTAAAATCTATGGTAGCAAGTAATATTGCTAAAGGACAAGCACTTGGTATTCCTAAAGGTGTATTAACTGCTGGTCAAGTTTTATCTAAACCTCTTAGTAATAAAGCTACCTATGGTGTGTTAGCAGCAGAAGGAGCCTTATATGCTGGTACTTTTGATTATGTTGCTCAAGATAGACAACTTGAACTAGGCTTAATAGATAAGAAAAACCTTGTGCAAACAGGTATATCAGCTACAGTAGGGGCTATTGCAGGTCCTGCATTACTGGGTGCTGGTAGAGGACTAGCAAAAATACCTTCCAAAGTTAAACAAATTGAAGAGGTTAGAGTTTCTAACATCGACAACAATGAAAATTATAAACCTACATTTATTGAACGTGGTAATCAAAAATTACTAGCAGGTACTTATGGTGTGTTAGGTTTAATACCTTTAAAACCTACAACAATTTTATTAAAGAAAGCAGAGAAATCTCCATACTTGTTAAGCCTTTTAAAGTTATTTAGGTACGATGCTGCACAAGGCTTTGTAGCTCCTAAGATAGGTAGTCAAGAAACACTTGCTCCTAGTTATGATGAAGTCTTTAGAGATTTAGTAGGCTCATCACAACAAAAGGTTAATGCTATTTTACGTAGTTATAAATCTTTATGGACTTACGATAAGGCTAATGTTGCATTACCTTTTAGTGCTGGTCACTTTTTAAACCCCTTGAGAAGTAAAACTACTAGAACAAGAAAAAGTTTAAAATTTAAACAGGCTTTAACACAGGAAGCTAACGATGATCTTGCATACTATTTAAGATCAGGTAATATTTCTAGGGTGGTAGAAGTTGCACCTAATAAATTTAAACAAGTTAAATTGTCTGATGATATTGTTAGTGCTGGAAAACAAATTAGAAAAGAACTAGACAATACTTTAAAAAGAGCAGAAAATGCTGGTATTAAAATTGGTTCAGTTAAGGGGTTCTTTCCTAGATTTTGGAGAACAGACGTTATTAAAAATAACAAAGATGAGTTTATTGAATTAATTAAAAGAGGAGAAGGTTTAAACGATGCTCAAGCTACAAAGCTCTGGGAAGAGTTGGCAACAGAAGGATCAGAAGTTGGTAGTAGTGCTGTTAATTTAAATGCACGTATTAAACAAAGCAGAAGACTAACAAAAATAAATGATGCTAGATTTGGTAAGTTTTTAGATAACGATGTGCGTAATGTTTTAGATGATTATTTTGCAGAAGCTTCTAAACTTATTATTAGAACTGAAATGTTTGGAGAAACAGAAGGTAAGTTTACGCAAAAATGGATAAACAAAATTCAAAGACAACTAGGTAAAAACAGATTAACAAATACAGAGCTAGAGTATTTAAAAGATTTATACAATTATACAACTGGGATTAAAGGAAAGATAGATACTTCTACTCCTCTTGGTAAACTTGGACAAGGTTTTTCAGATTTCTTAACCATAACAATGCAAACTTCTATGTTAGCATTTTCTACCGTTACAAGTTTACCTGAAGTAGGAGTTAATTTATTAAGGGGAGCACCTGTTAGACCCGGTGTAAATGCAATGGTTAAGGGTATAGCAGACGGTACTTCTGAATGGTGGAAATCTCAAAAAGTTAATTATGGTCCTTACTTAAATGTAATAGGAAAAGAATTTAAACAAGAAGCAAACTTAGATGTAAGAAGTCAAAATAGACAAGACTTAAATGAGTTTTATATCTCTACAGATTCGTTAAAAGAAGACAGGCTTATGTCTATTTATGGTCAAGCAGTGGGTAAAACAGCTACAAAAGTACAAAATGCTTTTTTTAAAACAGTTTTACTACATCAGTGGACAAGGTATGTACAGCTTGTTGGTTATGATATGGGTAAGTCTATTATATATAGAAACTTAAAACAAATTGATGATTACAATAAAGGCATAATTAAAAATACAAAAGCACAAGAAGTTAATATGCTTCGATTAAAAGATGAATTGGCTGAGTTAGATATAGATATGGTTGGAGGGCTTGAGTGGATTAACAGGGGAGCCAAACACACTGATGATTTTTTTAATAATGTTAAGGCTGGTGCTGCAAGATATACAAATGAAGTAGTAATGAATCCAACTGCAGCTTCAGCACAGAAACCACTGATGCATTCTAGACCTATTGGTAGAGTCATTTATGGATTAATGGGTTTTCCAACTGCATTTTCTAATACAGTTTTACGAAATGCTATGAGAAACTTAACCAGAGACGGTAAAACTTTATCTGCTGGAGGTACTAAAGTTTCTGCTGTTCATGCACTAACTGCTGCTATGTTTATGACACAAGTCGGTATGCTAAACCACACACTTAGAACAGGTGGTAGAAACTTAGAGCAATATGAAAACGGTGAATTATCTGGTCTAGACTTGGTTCTGAAAGGAGCTTCTTACTCTGGACTAATGGGTCCAATGGAAATGTACTATCGTTATGGAAAATCAAAACGATACGAAAGTAATATTACTGCTGCAATCGGGTCTGCTATTGGACCAAATGTTCCAGACATTATTGATTATTTATATATGATTCAGTCTAGAGGTTCATTAACAGAAGTTGCTTTAAGACGAGCACCCTTTTCTATGGCACTTAAAAGTTATCATCCAGATAAATATGAAGAAGTTTTAAAGAAAGCCAGAGAAATAGATAAACAATTGTTTGCACCTGATAGAGAAAAAGAAATAGAACAAGTTCCTTTTGCAAAAGGCGGTATAGTTGAGGGAGAAGATAATGTTCCTTACACTAAAGAAGACCCAGCAGATAGAATTAATCCTTATACAGGACAACCTTACAAACGTGAACAGCGTAACATAGGTGGAAGAATTATATCGAAAGAGATTTTAAAACTTATAGGAGACGAGCCAATTAAAAAAGTTAAAAGTGTTGGTTCACCAACTTTAGTAAAACCTGTTGATGAGGGTAAACATGCGTATGATGTTTTGGGTATTGACGATGAGTTTTTAAAAAATTGGAAAGTTGAAAATTCAAAAGTCGTAAAGCAAAGACAAGAAGAGTTTGGGATAGATGATAAACTAAAAAGAAATAAAACAGTTTTAAAAGCTTTAGAAGAACTAAGTGAAAATGAAATACCTTATGGTCAATACAAAAAAATTGTAGAACGAGAAAACCCTGCTAAACTTTTTGAAGATGTACCAGAACCACCATCTTATACTGACATCACCGCATCTTTACAAAGTAATAAAATTAAAAAGGGTATTGTTTATTTAAATAGAAACATACCAGACGGTACTATAGTAGGTGGAAGATTAGACATACCTGCTTATAAAGACCACGATGTGTGGGTGGTAAGTCTTCATTTACCAAAAGGACAAGGAACTGTTTATGGTAAAACAGGATACTTTAAAGATGTAACTTTTGGTGATGCAAAGTTATCGCAAAAAAGTTTTGACATTGCTGCCGGTAAAGCCAAAAGTCCAATTGCTCAAATGATTGGTAAATGGCAAAACCACACACCCGGTGAGTTATTTGCAAAAGCAAAAACATTATTAAATGACCCAGAATGGACACAGGTTGGATACAACCCGTTTAGGTTTGGATTTTTTTATGACAGAAAAACAATGAATCCGGTTATAGCTGCTGACGAAGCTATTCAAATTGGTCCGTTTGTTATTGCTAAGAACGTAACAACAGCGTTACCAACTGACAAACGTTTTGAGGTTAAGTTAGACGATAAAAGATTTAACTTCGAAAAGGGTGGCACGGTTTCTACCAACGAACAAATGGATAGGTTAGGGTTTGATAAAGGTGGAGAAAATATTTTTTCTAAATTAATTGATAGTATAAAAGAAAAAGTTCCTGCACCTGCACGATTATATTATGATAAAGTTATAAGACAAGATAAAAATCCTATAACAGAAAAAGATTTCACTGAAAAAGAATATCAAAATATTAAAAATTATTTTAAACAAACTTTAATAAATGATATTAAAAGTGGAAAAATTAAATTTGATAATCAAGGTAATGCCCAATATATAAGACAAGATGAAAAAGGTAGAACTTTTACTAAACCTGTTATAAGTGGATATAGAAGTGTTGAAAAAAATTTTGAACCTTCAAGTACAACAGTATCTCAAAAAAACAAAGAAGCTCTATCTGATTTGGGTCTATTAGACTTACAAGAAAAAATGAACAATTCTTCTGATGGTAATGTAAAAGATTTTACAAATGTGTTTGGTGAAGCATCTTATAGTTTTAAAAAAGATGGTTATGAAAACTCTACAGCAAGTATTGATGATGTGTATGATTTTAATTTTACCTATGCTGGAGGATATAATCCAGAAAAAGAAAAAGCTGGTATTTTAAACACAGCAAACAGGAGAAAATATTTAGCTCTATTAAATCAAGAAACTTTAAGAGGTTCAAAAAATCAAAACATAATACAAAGATCACGACCTTTACTTGAACGTTATGCAGCGTTTAGACTTCCAGATAAAAAAACTGCAGAAATGTTAGAACAAGATTATCAACCAGTTAATGTAAAGGTTAATATACCAATACAAGATATTTTTACACAGGATGAGTGGTCAAATTTATTTGGTTCAGAACAAACAAGACAAGGATTACAAGAAGGTGGTCCAGTACTACCTGTTTTAACTTTTGCTGATGGAAATAGCAGAAAACTTACTCCAAAAGAATTTGATAACATGGTAGCTATAAATGAATATTTAAAAGGTAAAGGCTATAGAAAAGAAGCTAGGGCTGGAATTTTAGGTAATATACATATAGAAACTGGAGGAAGCTTTAGTCCTACTCAGATAGAAAAAGCACAAAATAAAAAATTAGGTTATGGAATTTTTCAATTAACTGGTAAAAAGAAAGATTATGATAAGTGGATGTCTGAACGAGGATTTGAAGAAGATAAAATAAATAATATGGCTGCACAATTAGAATATATGCACGACACCATTCAAACAGGCAGAGAAATTGGTGGAGGTAATGCTAACACATTACAAAAATCATTTAATGAAAAATCTGCAGAAGACATTGCATTAGATTTTAGTAATATCTGGGAAAAACCGGGAGTTCCACATAATGAACAAAGAGTCAAAGCAACTTCTACTATTTTTAATTTCCTAGACTAATGCTACTATACACAGAGAAACAATTAGGCATAGCCTATAACATTTATAGAATGCACCAGATTGGACAGGGGCTAAGTTTTATGGAGTTAGAAAATTTTAGAAGGCTTTACGAAGAATTATTAGAAGAGGTGTATGATGTTCCCATTTGAAATTATAACAATGCTTGGCTCTACACTTCTTAGTAGTGTATTAAGTCTATGGTCTCAACGCATGAAGGCTAAACAAGATGAGCAGAAAATGCTTATTACACGAGGAGAGTTTCAGCTTAAAGCTGTAGAGTCTGCACGTAACGTACAAGATAAAGGATTCCAATGGACAAGACGTATCATTGCGTTATCATCTATCTTTGCAATCGTTATACTACCTAAACTAGTAGCAGTATATTATCCAGATGTTGATGTAACAGTAGGATATACACTATTTCATCCGGGCTTTTTATTCTTTACAGATGGTAGAGAAGTATTTGAATGGGTAACTTTTCAAGGCTTGGTAATAACACAACTAGATACAAACCTTGTATCAGCAATTATAGGCATGTACTTTGGTGGTAGCCTAGTTAAAAAATAAGAGGGCATTATGCAACAGAATAATATGGGTGGCTTTAGTGGCGACA